TAGTACAACCCTGGATACACTGGATTGTACACTTTTGATGTCATCTAGTACTACGACAGAATTTCTGTACCACCCTCCTGCACATTGTCAAACAAAGACACCGCAGATCCATTTGCAATTCGAACGACGTTATGTGTCACAGCATACACACGAACTTGACGTGAAAATGCACACGGTGTGAGGTCAAGTGTATGAAGTTGTCGTGTCATTGCTGACATGTTTACTGACCCAGTTGGTTGTGTTGGATGTTCTGGATCAAGAGCAAATGGATACATGTAAAAAGATCTATCAGGAACACGTATATGATTTTCAAGTCCCTGTATCGTATGAAGAAACAAAGGTGTTCCGATTTCAGGGAGAATGACGTCTATACCATTAAACTGAAGACGAAGAGACACAAGTTGATCAATTCCTAGATTTGTAAAGTCATATGCAGCAGATCCGTTAGTCTGAATCAACCAATAAAGTTCCTTGACTGGACGAGTAAATTCAGTCAGAAACTTTGTCTTGGTCACATTGGCTCCGACTGTAAACTGGAGACGCTGGATGGTATGTGTCAAGTAATCAATCTTTGCCGTTTTGAAATAGTCCCTCTCGGCTTTGGTCACATAGACGTAATCAACAAAGAGATCGACTTTGATGGGATCTGTCCAGTTTAGAGTTGAAAACTGATTACATGGTAAAAATTTAACTCGAAGGATTGGAGGTTTATCAAGTGCACACAACGGTAGGTTAAGCTTGAAAGGCATACGAATGTAGTACGCTGCCAAGTTGCTCGTCAAGCCTTTACCGAGTAAAGTGGTTAGAACTTGTTGTTTAGCAGCAGGTACAGAAAGGTCATTCATGAGTTCAAGAGATTCTCCGTAGTGTCTTTCAAGAAGGTCATTCTCATATCTGAGTTCGACAAATTCAATCATACGTGTCCCTGCCGAGTCGTCAACTGGAGCTGCGACGTTCGGCCATTCGACTCGGAGGTACATATTCCCGAGTGCAACGTCACCCACTTTGGCGATCCATATTGAAATGTCATCGCCAAAGTGAACATCTTTTGGAAATTGAAGTCGAGTCACCTGATGTGAAAACTGAGCTGGTGGGACCGCCGGAGAGGAAGTCATCTACTTTACGAGTTGAAAATAAGTCCACCCAAACCACCTTGGATGGCAAGAATGTTGTATGTACGTGCCCATACAGTTCTAGCGTCTCCAGAGAACACCTGGTCTTTGATGCGCGAGAAATTCACAGTTCCATTTGGAGTTTCAGATTCGGGGTCGAGTTCGAAAGGAATGATAGACAAGTTTCTGATTGGCATGGCTGTGTGTGTCTCAAAAGCCTGAATTGTCTTCAAAAATGTCCGTGTACCGACATCATCCGTCACAATTTGTTCACCGGCTGTGAATGCCAACGTACTCTGATTTGAAAGATTTGAATACTGGAAAACATTTGTTGATGAAGATGCACCGACGATGAAAAGTTCTTTGACTGGTCCATGAATGTCCATATAGTTCATGTCCGTGACCTTTTGTGTCTGAGTGATGGGCACAAGTGCCTTGTCTGGTTTTGGAGTACCATCCGGGAGACTTTCATAGTCTGCAATAATGGATACTTGAAATGTTGTGTTTGGTGCGTACGGATCAAAGCGATAGATGGGTTCTGTTGACCCTTGACTAAACAAATAGACGTATCGAGGTCCATTGGCCATGATGTATTGTCCAATTGATAAAGGTGCAATTTGGTAAGCACTTTGAGTTGAAAGATCTTTTGTTGTGTCAATTTGGACTGCGACACTGTTTGTTGAACAGTAAATGTAGTTTCCGACGGCGATAAGGTTTCTGAAACCATCTCCAGGTATTGTAAATTTTGGAGTACCTGCCGTAACACAATTTAGAGTAGTGGATGCGTATGTTTTCCACGCATGTCCGTCATTGGTAGAGTATGCTGTTAAGTTATTACCAACCGCAACGAACGTTCCATTTTCATAGGTAACACCATTCCACGATCCAGTTAATGAAACTGTTGTCCATGTTTGACCATCATTGGTAGAGTAGGCTGCTGACCCATTGCCAACCGCGACGAACGTTCCATTTCCGTAAGCAACACCAGTCCATGACCCACTTAATGAAACCGTTGTCCATGTTTGTCCATTGGTTATCGAATTTACTGTTGACCCATTGCCAACAGCAACGAACGTTCCATTTCCGTAAGCAATACCAGTCCATGACCCACTTAATGAAACCGTTGTCCATGTTTGACCGTCATTGATAGAGTAGGCTGTTGTCCCATACCCAACTGTGACAAACGTTCCATCCCCATATGCAATACCATCCCAATAATTAGACCCTATGTATGGTCCAAGAGTCCAAGTGCTACCATTTGTTGAAGATGCAACTTGTTCAGCATTAACTGCAATAAATATCCCATTTCCAAATGCTACACTTTTAAATGAAGGAATACCAAAACTAATTGAAATATTCCATGTTTTACCATAATCAACAGAATATGCTATAGTCCCACCCTGTCCAACAACGACGAATGTTTCATTTCCATATGCTGTACCATACCAAATATAACTCCCAGGGGTTTGAACATATATCCAATTTTTACCATTTGTTAGAGAATACGCTACATCACTCCCATTTCCACCAGAAACAAATCTCGGCAAGAATGTTACTAAAGTAAATACTGAATTTGTATATGTAAGTATATTAAAGTTGTCAATTTCAAAGTACAAGACGCTTCCAATGAGAACTCCTTCTGTTATTTGGTATCCGTAAGTAGAATAATCAAGCATGTACCATTGGCTTTGGACGTTCGCATTCAGCTGGAATGTATATAATTTTTCTGGTAATCCTTGTGGAATCATGACGAGTTCTACACCAGTTGATATAAATTCATACACACCAGTCACACTCGAATTGAAATTCTGAGTGAAATCAACAGTTTTGTAACTCGATGAACTTGTAAAAGTTCCCGTTGTATCATATTGTGTCACGAATACATTTGAGGTTGCAGTGTTACTCACGGCGTAATACACGTAACGAAAGTCTGAAACAATTGTTCCCGTGAGACTTCCAATTGTCGGTGCATAGTTGTTCACAGTAAATGAAGATGTATTTCCCTGAATGAGTTCATCAATGATGAACCTTGCGAGTTGCCCATTTGTCAAACCTATATACAAGGTACCAGACAAGACACAAAATTTTTTGAACCCCGAAAATGCAGAAAGGATTGTGTATGATGTAGGGTCTGTGAAGTCCTTCGTCGTATCATAGATGATAAATTGACCGCTGTACGTCACAATAAAAATGTACTTCTGGTACGAAAATGTCGTTTGGACATTAAGGGACAAACCTTCAAACGGCGTAAATGATTTGGAATCTGTAAATTGACCTGAACCCTGGTTCAGGTTATCCGATAATGCAGAGTACTGTTCGAAATCAATTGAGATGCTCAATTGCTGCTGGGTCAGAGCACACAAAGGGTATTCATGCGCTCCCATTGGAATTCGAACATAGTATTCACGGGCAGCAACGGATTGTGTCTGATCGAGAGTTCCATTGAGAAGTTTGAGAATGGCTTTATTTTCATAGGGGACCCAGAGATCATTTTGGAGTTCTATATATTCACCCGTAAACTCTTTTATTGTTTGTTTACCAATTTTGATTCGAACTGCTTTACACAATTTATGTGCAACGGAATCGACATATGTCGAAAGACTCGGAGGTAAAAAGCCTGCAATCCACCCTGATTGCGTCAAAGTCCAGGGGGGTGTTGCTGGCAACGAGTATTTTAAACCCTGGCGCGCGTCGAACCCCCAAAAGGCTGCATCTGCTGCATTTGCAAAACTAATTGATGAGTAAGCACTAGATGAAAAAACTCTGTCTGAAACTTGAACAGGTGGAACAACAAGAGAAACAGAATCTGATAATGAACTAGAATACAAAAATCCGAAAGCAATACAACCCCAATAAGCAGACCCTCCATTACCTGTGAATAGAACAACCGTCCACGTTTGTCCGTTATTGGTAGAGTAGGCTGTTGACCCGTAACTGACAGCAACGAAAGTTCCATTTCCGTATGCAACACCATACCACGTCCCACTTAATGAAACCGTTGTCCACGTTTGACCGTTGCTAGAGTAGGCTGTTAACCCATCACCAACAGCAACGAACGTTCCATTTCCATAAGCAACACTAAGCCACGTCCCACTCAGTGAACTCGATGTCCATGTTTGACCATTCGTTATAGAATTTGCTGTTGTCCCATATCCAACGGTGACGAACCTTCCATTTCCATAAGCAACACCAAACCAAATGCCACTTAACGAAACCGGTGTCCATGTTTGACCATTGGTTATAGAATTTGCTGTTGACCCATTGCCAACAGTGACGAACGTTCCATTTCCGTAAGCAACACCATACCATGAACCACTTAATGAAACCGGTGTCCATGTTTGTCCATTATTGGTAGAGTATGCTGTTGACCCGCTGCCAACAGTGACGAACGTTCCATTCCCATAAGTAACACCCTCCCACGACCCACTTAATGAAACAGGGTTCCATGTTTGTCCATTGTCAGTAGAGTAAGCTGTAGAACTTGCTGTCAACCCAACAGTGACGAACGTTCCATTTCCATAGGCAATACTAATCCAATAATCACTACTTATTGGAGAAAATGACCATGTCAGACCATTATCCGAAGAGTATGCGGATTTTGAAGAACCACTTACAGCAACAAATCGTCCGTTCAAGGTACATGTAAACGTTGTGTCTGATGATGCAGATGTTGTACAAATCTGATTCACAATCCCTGAACTTGGTAAATTAAGTACGACTTTACTTCCAATCGGGAAATTACTTGGTGCAGACGTTGTAAATGTCCAAACGGTTCCAACATTTGATCCTGTAGTAATCTGCCATGTTTTGTTTGTCAAGTTGTCGACCCATAGGTTCGAATTTTGTGTCGAAAAGTAACTTATGACGTCGGCGCACGCAATACCAACAGTTGAAACAGTTCCGTTATACGAAAGACCAGAAAAACTCGTTGCACATGTAAATGAGTTTGATGTCGGAATTGACGAAATTGTATACGTTCCGTCGAGATCAAAGATATTATAAGCTGTTCCTTTCAAAGTTACAGCGGCTCCAATCGAGAAATAGTGATTACCGACTGTATTTGCTGTGAGTGTCACACCATCTGCATTCACCTGAGTCAGACTTTTATTCACATACACATTCGCTCCAACTTGAGACGATGGTGTCGGAAAGACGTATTCGCCGCTCTGTGTGGGATAAATTGCAGGCAAAATAGTTCGCAAAGTGAGTCCAGTCAAAAAATCACCTTTTGGTGTAATCGTACATCGCCCAGTTGTATCATACGTTGGTTGATTATCAAATGGAAGTTCGAATGATTCCCGAGAACGGTTCACGCGAGTAGGGTATTTCGCTTCAAAATATGTTCTGTCCGGGCTTTCTGACAACCAACGATCTTCCTGGTCGCGTCCAGCCAGCAGAATTTGTGACGCTGACATCTAATGTACACATGGAAAAAAGAACTGCGTCTGTCACGTGCGGAAAAAACCCAGTGTAATACCAGGTATGAATCTTCAACTCAAAAAGTTTGACCCGAGTAAAATCGGGGATGACAAAGTGTGTGTATTCATCGGGAAGCGCGGCACCGGGAAATCAACGCTCGTGACTGACATTATGTACCACAAACGACATCTGCCCGTTGGAATCGTCATGTCAGGAACTGAGGATGGTAATCATTACTACAAGCAGTTCATCCCAGACTTGTTCATCTACGGTGACTACAAACGAGATGCCATAGAAAAAGTTCTTGAACGACAACGTCGAATTGTGTCCGCAGGTGGAAAGTCAAGTGCATTTTTGCTTTTGGATGATTGTATGTATGATAAAGCGTTCATGAAAGACACATGTATCAGACAATGTTTCATGAATGGGCGTCACTGGAAAATATTCTTTTTATTGACGATGCAGTACTGTATGGACTTGAGTCCTGATTTGCGAGCCAATGTTGATTATGTGTTTGTTCTACGTGAGAATGTGATTCAGAATCGAGAACGCCTGTATAAGGCTTTTTTCGGTGTCTTTCCTACATTTGATATGTTTTGTCAAGTGATGAATTCGTGCACAGAGAATTACGAGTGCCTCGTACTCGACAATACAAGTAAATCTAATCGGATTGAGGATTGTGTCTACTACTACAAGGCTCCAATTCGCAAGGGTTTTCGGATTGGTTCAGAAGCTATGTGGCAGTACCACCAGAAGAATTACAATCCACGACATATGTCTACGCCTTTGACGACAGTTGGAACACCATCAGGGAATTCTCGGCGTCCAGGTATCACTATTAAAAAAGTCTGACAACATCAGATGATGCTCACAGTGCTTCTAAGTCTTGTGGTATTTTTCGTACTTTGGTGGTTGGTTCGTCCACAAGAATACATAAAGTACTATGTCATACATGTTAAAGGAAATAAGGAACGTCATGAAAATATTGTAAATATGGAAAAAGTACTCGGGCAACCTATACATCGTTTTGATGCAGTAAAGGGTTCGAGTATCAATGATGAAATGTTCCACTCTATTATCAGAACAAGTGAAAAAATATACAATAAAAACGAATTAGGGTGTTACCTAAGTCATGCGAATCTTATGAACGAAGTTTCAAGTAAATACGCGGTTATATTTGAAGATGATTTTAAGGTTTATCCGGATACACATGAAAGAATCAAAAACATGCTGACGAATTTCCCTGATTTTGATATTATCATGATAGGAGATTGTAACAATAAAATAGGTGAAGAAATTTACCCAAATATTTGCAGGGTCCATCCCACTGACATGATTTGTGGTACAAGTGGATATATCATTCGTACTGATAATGCACATCGAATTAAGTCACATATTAAATCGATTACATCACCCATTGATTTGAAATTTTATAATCACATACGGTCAGGGGACATCAATGGGTATATTCATTGTCCAGCAATTACGGGTGTAAATCCAATTAAAAGTACTCTTGGACATTGATAATTTGCGTTCCTTCTTCATAAAAGATTTCGTGGGAAACAGTAGACATGATTATTGAGAACCTTGATTTTGACGGGTCGAGTGACATCATGCAGTACATTCCTCAGGTGGAACCAGAAAAGCCGCGTGAGCAGGAACAGCAGCCCCAGCAGTCATTTGGTCCGCCACCAGAGCTACAGCCGGTGTATCAAACGCGCGCGGTCGAACAGCCCGAGTTATTTAAACCCGAAATAAAACCTCCCCAAATAGAAATGGATTTTTCAACTGCAATTTCTGATGTTGTTCCGAGTGCTGAATTTGAGTCGATGGGAGCACCATCCATGGGCGGACCATACAAAAACCCACAGAACAACAAAGTGGCTGCGCTAAGTCTCGACAATGCAACTGCAGGTGTTGCAGCTCCCCCTTCAAAAAACCCATTTGGTCTGACTGATGAGCAGTTGAGTGCAGCCATTGCAGGCATTGCTGCCGTTGCTGCATTCTCCAAGCCTGTTCAGAGCAAATTGGCAAATTTAATTCCAAAATTTATGAGCGATTCAGGTAATCTGTCAGCAACAGGCATGCTTGCCACTGCATTCATCGCGGCTGTTATTTTTTTCGTAGTTCACAAATTCGCCAAACCTCCACCCAAAAAGTAACCATTTTGTTACCAATTTATCAATTCGAGTACAACAAGCCTCCCATGCCGTCTTTAATGCGAAGAACATTGTAGTTCATTGCGTAGAAATAGCGACTGTTGCCGCCAGCCAGCGTGCTCAGTGAGACTCCAGCTGGTGCTACAATACGGTATGTATCGATGCGTGAAAAGTTCAGCGTGCCAGTTGGCTGAAGCTTTGACGTGTCCAGGCAGTATGCGATGATTGCAACGTTTGCAGTCGACTGGTTATGGCTGTAGCCGTAGGGTGTGTGGTAATACTGGGGAACATCGATCCACTGGAACATCGAGCGAGAATCACCGACATCCACACCGTTAATCTGCGTCTTGAACTGGTAATTGATTGCTGGGAGTGCTGCCGTTGCGCCCTGGTAAGCAGATGTGTAATTGTTTGAAGAAAAGGCAATGAACTTGATGGGATGAGCCAGAGCCAGCTCCTGCATGTTTGTTGTGGCGATAGGGATACGGTTCATCTGTGTGATGAGCAGGTCCATTGGCGTGTTGGCAAAGTACTCGCGCTCAGCCTGGTCCAGGTAGACGAAGTTGGTCCACGCCTCATACTGGAATGAGGTGTAGGATGGTGTACCTGCCAGACCTGTGTATGACAGAGTTGTACCTAGGGATGTGCTCCATGTGATGCGAATCTCGACATCGTGGTACTGGAGTGCCACCAGGGGCAGAGACACGTTCCAGTCCTTGCAGAAGAAAAACTT